TTAAAACAGATAACGGCTTTCACTTCTATTACCTTGCCGATAAAGAAAAGCAATTTAAAGGCAAGTTAATACCAGGTATAGATATTAAACACAAAGGTTATGTTGTGTTGCCACCATCTATACATCCTAACGGCACTGTTTATCAAGTGATAAATGATGTTGATCCGGTTGAATTACCGGCTGAATTAGAAAAGGTAATGAGTTGGAATTAGTCAAATATGACAAACAATCCGGTGCTTATGTTGATGAAAAGCGTAAGCACTTTATTAAGGCTTCTTTGATCCGCCAACATGCCAAAAAATCAATTGGTGCTAGGCAGATTAGAGGAAGGCTATCAGCCAAAATGGTTGAAGCCTATTGGTTAGACAAGTTCAAGGAAGTGGTGAAATATGAACTCTGAAATATATGGGTGGTTGATAACAATTACCTTATTTACATTAGTGGCACTATTGATTGGTGTTACTTGGATGGTCGCAGTTGAAAATGGCTACGACAAAGGCTTTAAGAGTGGCTACAAGCGTGGCTTGCAAGATGCAAAACAATCAAGTGTGAAGGTGGAAAAATTTACAGTTAGAACACATCCATCAATGCGCCAAAAGATGCTTGAAGCCGACAATGAATACCTAATGGAAAAGGTTGTTAATCTTTGGGATAAGGAAAACAGATAATGAACATGAATGATTATGTTGATGTGGCTGAAAGAATAGCGCAACTAAAAGAAGCCTATCCTGAAGCATCATTGCAACCGTACAATCCCAATAAGCCTTATGACATTGTGCAGGTAGAAGGTAAAACCTATGTAGTTTATACCGCCGCTTGTTACCGTGATCCACATGATGTAAGGCCTGGGGTTGCATGTGCCTGGGAACAAATACCAGGTAAAGGCATGACCGCCGGTAGTGAACTTATGATTTGTGAAACGAGTGCTTGGGGTCGGGCTATTGTCGCGGCCATGAAGTCTGCTACAAAGCGGATTGCATCTAAACAAGAAGTAATGGCATCTAAGGCAAGGCAATCTTGGGCTGTTACACCTAATCAATCCTTAGATTCAGAATTGCTATCTAGGCCAGTTGAACCTGAAGCACCTGTTATCTATGGCAGACCTGGTTCAAAGTCAGCGTTGATGGAAAGGGTATTGCGTGATTCTTTTGCAGAAGATAAAGCGCAAGTAGCACAACCTGTACCCATGAACTTAGATCAGGTAGTTGATGCAGTTGCAACTAGCACACCGGCAGTTCAATATTGCGAACATGGCGAGATGGTTCTTAAAACTGGAATTGCCAAAGGCCGGGGTACGCCTTTCTATGGGTATGTATGCTCTATGAAAAGTTGTGCCGCTAGATGGGCAGTTATGTCAAAAGATGGCAAGTGGTATTACCCGGATTCCAACAATGGGTGATATGGAAATGATTGGGGCTGATGGGATTAGAGCCACCTTTACAGATAACGGTGTTGAGTTAGACATAGTGCCGTTGAATCAATGCTGTGAATGGTGTAATGATCCCAGGATGCTTAACATCAACGGTGTACGAAAGTGTGCCGGTTGTGGCTGTGTTAATCACATAGAATATAAACCGCATGAGTAAATTTGATTATCATAAAGCCATGCGTGAGGGTCATGGTTACAATTTATATGTAGCCGATCTACTACAACACTTTGGTGTGCCAAAGGTTGATGTGCCTGCCTTCTCAATTGCTACAACCCATGATCAGATAAGGGATAAAACCTTAAATGAGAAGGATGTAATAGTTGATGACTTGGTTTTAGAGATCAAGAGCAGTAGCCGATCTTTTACCAATGCTGATGATTTCCCTTATAACCCGGTAATGATTGATACGGTTAGTGGCTTTGATAGCAAGATTATTAAACCATTTGCCTATGTGATGATTAGCCAAATTACCCAGGGAATCTTTGTAATCCCTACATCTACTAAGTATGATTGGACAATTCGGACATACTGGGATGCAGAAAGACAAATTGAAGATCAGTTTTACCTGGTAAAGAAGCGACACTGCCGACCATTTATAGAGATGGTTGATGTACTGTTAGAGAGAGCCAATGAGCGAACCAATCAGATGCAATAAATGTGGTAACTGGATTATTAACAATGAACCTTGTTACATCTGTTACTTAATTACAAGAACACAAAAAAGATTAAGTTAGTGTGTTATAGATCACATCTCATATAGTGAGATAGATTTAGGAGTTACGCTAAAATGATTTGCAAATATATGTTAGGCTCTAGTAAGCATTTGCCCCAAAGGCAAAAACGCGAACCCCGTAGGGGTGAGTTCGCGAGGTGCTGGCGATTCGGGATAACTCTATGTTTATTTGTAACATTATCCTTTGATATAGGTGTATCTGATACTTACAAACCTACTCATTACAAGCAATACATACTAATGACATTAAATAATTTAGATCAGACCCACTGCCTTATTGATCTATACACAAAGGAAAGTAATTTTAATCCTAAAGCCAAGAATGGTAGTCATCATGGTATTCCTCAAGGTAGATCAAAATACCTAAAGAACGCAAGCGGGATAAAGCAAATTCAATGGGGCGTGCGTTATATTGGTGCAAGGTATGGTTGGATAGATGAAGTAAATCAAATACCTAATGCGTGTGCCGCATGGGATCATTTTAAGAAGAAGGGGTGGCATTGAAAGATACAGAGAAAATTACAATTGGGGTTACATCACCTGGTTATGTAGTTACAGATTTTATGACAAGCATTTTAGATGTTGCAAGATCACAAAAACAGTTGGGTCAATTCATATCATTACAAGGATCAGGTGTTATTAGTAGGTTACGCAATCAGATTGTTGCAACCTTTTTAGAGAAAACAACAGATGATTGGCTATTGCAGATAGATACAGATCAAAGATTTACAGTAGATCATTTTAAGAAGTTAGTTAGTGCCGCAGATAAAGATAAGCGGCCTATTGTGTCAGGTGTTGTGCATGGTGGTTGGGAAGTCGGTGAGTTATACCTTGAACCTGTACCTTGCATATTCAAGATGGGTACTGATAATGGTTTGTATGCTATCCATGACTATGAAGAAGATTCAATCATTGAGATAGATGCGTGTGGTACAGGTGCTATCTTGATTCATAGATCAGTGTTTGAAAGATTTGTTAAAGAAGCCGACCAGGTACATCAGGGTGATAAGTGGGGCTTCTACCAGGATATGCCATTGCATAAAGAATGGGTCGGTGAGGACTTACTGTTTTGCATTAGGGCTAAGAGTTTTGGGTATAAACTATATGCACATACAGGTGTACAAATGGAACACCAACGCAAGATGTGGATAGGTCAGAAGCAACACAAAGACTTTGACCGCTTCAGGCGTAAAAGATTACAGAGTGAGGAACAGATAAATGGCGATAATAACTAGTCAGGTAACAGTAACTACAACAAGTCAATCAATTGTTAGCGTTGATAATGTACAAAGAGATGTATTGCTACATGCCAAGCATGCAGTTTATGTGGGCAACAGTGGTATCACATCAAGCAATGGTTATCTAATGGATAACGGTGATGAGATTCGGTTGTCATTAACAGAGGGTGAAGATTTGTGGGCTGTAACTGGTTCAGGATCAGGCACGCTTCATGTGCTGGTTAGTAAAGTAGATTAAAAAATGAGCGTGTTTTTTCCCATTTTGAGCGTGGCTATAATACGCCGCCGTGCTGCGATTCTCTCTCCCCGAGAGAGCCAAAACTGTGCAGAAAAAAATAAATAATTTTTATGAAAACTCTAAATAGTAGGAAATACAACGCGAACTACAAAAAAATAAGAGAAGTTGTTTTGGCTCAAAAGCCAAAATGTTTTTACTGTAAAAAGGCTGTCGCAACCACGCTAGACCATGAACCACCCATTGATTCCTTTCCGTCACCGGAACTTTGGGTGGGTTCATTAAGGCCATCATGTGCGACTTGTAACTATTCAAGGGGGGCTAAATATGGAAATGCAAAACGCAAAGCAATTAAAAATAGTCGCAAGTGGTAAGCCTAAAAAG